GGGGCTTTATGAACGCGGCGGCGGTAGCCTCGAACGTCACCAACATCCTCGTAAACGATGGCACGCTGTTCGGAGTCGGGGATCTGCTGAGCGCCCCGCAGACAATGAGCGTGTCGGCAGCCGACGAAGTGATGCGCGTCACGGCCATCGCCACCAACACCTTGACAGTCACCCGCGGAGTCGGCGGTTCCGGTGCCGATACTCTGGTAACGTCGCAGTCTCTCAGGATCCTGGGTAGCGCCTACGCTGAAAACTCGGCCTATGGAACGCCGCGCAGTACATTGAAGACGACCATCATTTCCTACACGCAGATTCTTCGCGAGCCTTTCCAACTTTCAGAAACCGCCCGGGCGTCGAAGACCTACGGCGGGCCTGAAGAGGATTACCAGGAGCGCATGGCACTTCTGAACTGGAAGAAACAATGCGAAGCCATGGCGTTGTGGGGTCGAGCATCTGAATCCTTGGCGGGGCCGGGCAGTATCCGCACTACCATGGGGTTCAAGCCTCGCGTGACGACAAACGTGACCGACGCCAACGTCACACTGACGCTGATTCTGTTCAACACCTTTGGGCAGAAAGCCTTCCGTTACAACCAAGGCCGTCCGAGACTCTTCATCGCTGCGCCGATCTATATTTCGGCCATCAATTTCTTCAGCCAGAACAAACTTCTGACCGAGGTCGGACAGACGGTGTTTGGAGTGAAAGTGAAAACGCTCTACCTCCCGCACGGAACTTTGATGCTGGCGAACAACTTCCTGATGGAGGCGGGCATCTCCGGACAGTCCGGCTATGAAGACGAGGCCTACGCGGTGGATTTGGCGAATGTGGAGTATCGCTACCTCACCGCCAACGGTGTGAACCGCGACGTCAAACTCTACCGCAACGTCAAACAGGACGGCACGGACGGCCAATCCCACGAGTATAAGGGCGAGATAGGGTGGATCATTACCCAAGAAAAAAGCCACTCACGTTTTAGAAACGCTTCCGGATATTCTTGATTCTTGAAGTTGTTGGAACGTCCCACAGAGCGGGGAGGCTATTTGCTGGAGGGTAGGTGGCCTCCCCGTATTTTTCAGAGGGAGTGGAATTGGCGAAGCTTCCGATTCTTTCTACAGGAGTAGTTAATAACGGCCCTCTGAGCGGAGGACTTGAATCCTCATTTGGGTATCACATAAACGCGGATGGAACGGTAGCTACCAGTTCAACCAAGCAGGGCGGTGCTTTTCTTAATTCCGCCGGATGGTTGCGCAATCCAGATGGGAGTATAGTTATCGGAGCGAAACAGGCCGGTGCTCAAATTACTGAAGTTGGAGTACTGACAAATCCAGACGGGACTGCAGTAGCAACGACCGCGCAAACAAATCCATTCACCAATTCAGGGGCACTCTTGGTTAACTCGGACGGTTCAATCATCGTGAACAACGGGGCGACTTAGGACTTCAACGGTTAGGAGAATTCAAGGTGAACAAAGTTTTGCTTTGCGTGAACTGCGGCAGAGAATTCAAACCCGGAGCTTGGTACGGCTGCGAAGACAATCCCACACGCAAGCATGCCGTCGAGAGCAAGACGTACTACAGCGACAGCGATAGCTTGGTGGTCAACGCCATCCCGCAGACATCCATGGTTGGCAACCAAGGTGAGCGCATTAACATTCCAGGAGCGGTGGTGACGTTTACCAATGGTACGTTCCACACCATTGACCCGGAAATCCAGGAAGTGCTTAACCGTCTCGTGACTATGACCAAAGAGCAGTACATGGAAAAGCGTCTGACTCCGGAGTTGAAGATTGGGCGCGATCGCGCGGTGATTTCTCAGCAACAGGCGTTGATTGAAGAGTTGAAGGCCAAGAACGCCGAACTGGAAAAGAAAGCGGCCGAGGAACCTGATGAGGTAATGGCCGGCGCGAAGGGGAAATCTAAAACCGCGAGGAACTGACCTTGCCATTCTATCGCTGGCGATGCCGCGCGGGGCATGTGACGGAGGAATTCCGCGCTGTTTCAAAGTTCACCGAGACGGTGCAGTGCTCTTTCAGGAATCCACGCTGCTATAAAAAAGCTCACATTTTCCTCGACGGCGCGCCGCTTCCCTACAATCCTCAACGCATCTGGACGGCCAGCGAAGTTCACGGCAAGAAGAAAGCGTCTTCAGAGACCTTTGCCGCCGACGTCGAAGATGCATGCTTGAACGAGAAGGGACTCCAGCGATGAGCAACGCTAGAAAGCACAACGATGTCAAAAATTGATCTGGCCGTTCCTTGTTACCGTGGGAATCTCCGGCCACCAGCCAAGAAAGCCATGGACGATCTTATCGAATATTCGAACTGTTCCTGCTTCATTCAGAACGCTGGGATCGTTGCTGAACTCTACGAAGCGGCTAGAACCGGCCGGAGGATGAAGAATCTGCCAGAGCATAATCCTTTTCACAATCAGGAAGATTGCCCGCTTGGGAAGCACAGCATCCATGTGATCCCGCAAGTGGATGCGTGCGTGATTCATTGGGCGCGAAATGACTTGCTGCGGAGAAGACGGCCAGATGCAGACTATGTGATGTTTTCAGACGATGATATCGTCGTTGAGAAGGACACCCTAGAGCGGCTGCTCTCTCACAAGAAGGATATCGTTGCCGGGCTTTGTACCAAGCGTATCGATCCTCCGGAACCAGTCTTTCGCAAGTGGATGGATGAAATCCAGAACTACGGCATCATCGTCGAGTGGCCGCAAGGCAAACTCGTCGAGGTGGATGCCACTGGGACAGGACTGCTGCTGATCTCGCGGCGGGTGATCGAGGATGTTGCCAGGGAATTCTTCCCGTACTCCAAGAGCGGAGACGGTTTTTGGTTCGAATTTATGAAGAGCCCGAACGGCGCCGAGTGGGGAGAGGATGTCTCATTTTTTTGGAAATGCAGACGTCTTGGCTATCAGGTCTACGTAGATACCTCGGTAACGCCTGGACACCTGGGAGAATATCCTTACGGCGTGGCGGACTTTCTGTGCTATCAAGAGGCGGTGCTGAAGGCCGGCGGTCTTAGCGCTTTCCGGATGGCAGAGATGAAAAAGACGAAAGCCGACTGGATTCAGGCTCCTGCCGAGCTTGAGGCGGTGCAAATTTGAAGGTCCAAGAGCTCGCGGATGCGATCCGCAACATCACCGAGGACAGCGTCAAGAAACTGAAGATTGAGTCCTGGATAAATGTCGAACTGGGAAGAATCGTTAACCGCAAGGCCTACCATTGGAGACAAGCGGCACTCAGTTTCGATTGTGTAGCAGCAACCCCAACCTACAATCTTTCAGACATCGGCACGAACCCGCTGAACCTTGCTCCTGACTTTTTGCAGTTTGCGAGCCCGCTTTACGAGTTTCAGGGAACGCAAAAAGTTGCAGAGTTGCCTTTTGTTTCAGATAGCTTGCAAACGCTGCAGATGATCCGTGATACCACGACAGGAACGCCCGCGGTAATGACTGTGGAGCCGGGCACAACGAAGACCTTGCGGCTTTCTCCGATTCCCGCAGGAGTGCATTCCTACTCCGCGATTTATTACCGCGAGGCGGTCATCAACTGGAACACCGCCATTCAGGACGAAATACCGATCATCCCATCGGCTTTCCATTACGTTCTCTACCAGGCCATGGAGCGTAGAAGTTTTTTCTATCTCTACGGCCAGCGCGATATGCGCTCAGTGATTTCTGCGCAGGCCGAAGCGCAGTGTCTCGCGGATCTTGATTCATACCGAGCCGGCAGCACCTTAGTCGCGACTGACTGGCGTTCGTCTGATTGCTCCGCATTCGTTCAAAGTACAAGGTAGAATTCAATGGGGCGAGCGTCGGTCGAGTACGGGGACTTTGCAGGAGTCGATAGTAGATCAAACCCTCTGCGACTGCCGCCTGGTAGAGCCCTCCGTTGTTCGAACTGGCGTCCACTTCCAAATGGCATTCTCCAACTCAGGCACGGTTACACCAGACCAATGATGACCGGAGCGACGGATGCTGCTCCAATCCATTCCGCCGCTTACTACGAATTGCATAGCGGCGTTGGCCAGGTGCTTTATTCCCAGGGCAGCAATCTGCGGGTATACAACGTCGCCAGCGCGAGCGTCACAACGGTTTCGACGATTTCAACTTTGTCAAACGGCAATCCATGGAACGGAGTGTTTGCCGACAATCGCTTCATCTTAGGCAATAGCAGCGAATCAAGAATTTACGATGGAGCAATCCTCCGCGACCTCGGACTGCCTACCGGGATTCTGACCAGTGGGACGAACAGTTACAACCCGGCTTCTGCCAGCGTTGCTTATTCGACGGCTTCTACCGGAACCTGGCAGACAACTTCGTATCTCGGATATCAACTCTTCATGTGCTACTACAATCCGGTCTCAGGCCATGTGGGGAACCGAATGTCTATAGGGGCAAGATTCAC